GAGCTGGAGATCGACCGAGAAGTCAAAGCTATTCGCGAGCAGTTCCCAGCCCTGACTCAGGCTCAAATTGACAAGATCCGCGGATTGATTGTTGCCAGCAAAGAAGTTAAAGACAGCTTCCGGGATACATTTGGCGCCAGCCTGAAGGAGTACTACCAACAGCTGACCAACTTCGGCACGCAGGTGGCCGATTCTGTGAAGGGCGCGTTCCAAGGGCTCGAGGATCAGCTGACCAGCTTCGTCACGACCGGCAAGGCAAACTTTGCAGACCTGGCCAACAGCATCATCCAAGACATCGCCCGGATCGCGATCCGACAAGCGATCATCGCCCCGCTGGTCAAGGGCGTGGGCGGCATCTTTGGTCTCAAGTTTGCCGACGGCGGCATGTTCGCTCAGAACGGAATCCAGAAGTTCGCCCGCGGTGGCATCGTTGACAAGCCGACCCTGTTTCCGTTTGCCAATGGCACGGGCCTCATGGGTGAGGCTGGCCCGGAGGCGATCCTGCCGCTGCGTCGTGGTCGCGATGGCCGGCTCGGCGTCGAAGCTGGCGGCGGCGCTGGTGGCATCAACGTCACCGTCAACGTGGACGCAACAGGCACGAAGGCTCAGGGCGATGACGGCCGTGCTGGACAGTTCGCCCGCGCGATCAGCGAAGCGGTCAAGAATGAGATCGTCACCCAGAAGCGCCCCGGAGGACTGCTCGCATAATGGCCACCTTCACCTACACGCCCAGCTTTGAGGCGACCGAGATCAGCAAGCCGCGCGTCGTCACCTTCCAAGCTGGCGACGGTTACCAGCAGCGCGTCGGGTTTGGCCTGCATCGTGATGGCAAGGAGTGGCAACTGCAGTTCCTGAACCGGGACGACACCGAGCGTGACAACATCCTTGCGTTTTTCGAGGCCCGTGCTGCCGTCGAGTCGTTCGACTGGACGCCACCGCGCGGTACCGCTGGAAAATACATCTGCAAGGAGTGGCAGGCCACGCTGCGGTCCTGCAACTTCAACAACATCAGCGCCACCTTCGTCGAGGTCTTCGAGCCGTAAGCCATGGCTATCCCAGTCTCAGAGCTGCAGAAAATCGCACCCAGCTCGGTGATCGAGCTGTTTGAGCTGCAGCTGATCGCCGCATTGCATGGCAGCAACACGGTCTATCGGTTCCATGCCGGCAGCAACATGGACGCGAACGGCGAACTGGTCTGGGATGGCAACACATACCAGCGGCTGCCGCTTGAGATGGATGGGTTTGAGTACACCGGCAACGGCCAGTTGCCGCGACCGAAAGTGAAGGTGAGCAACGTGCTCGGCACGATGAGCACCATCCTCGCAACCGTGAACGCGGTCACGCCCAACAACGACCTGGCCGGCGCGAAGCTGACTCGGATCCGCACCATGGCGCGGTACATCGACGGCGCCAACTTCCCCGGCGGCACCAACCCCTACGGCACGCCAGACCCGACCGCAGAGTTCCCGCGCGAGATCTACTACCTGAGCCGCAAATCAACCGAGAGCCGGCAGCTGGTCGAATGGGAGTGCGCTGCGGCGTTTGATCTGGCAGGCGTGCGCGCACCAAAGCGGCAATGCATCAGCAGCATCTGCCAATGGGTCTACCGCTCCACTGAATGCGGATACACCGGCAGCAACTACTGGAACGCCAGCGACCAACCGGTCGGCACGCTTGCCTTGGACGTTTGCGGCAAGCGGCTGAATAGCTGCAAACTGAGGTTCGGATCGACCGGGTCGCTGCCGTTTGGATCCTTTCCTGGCATTGGAGCATTCACTTCATGAGTTGGCGCGACGCGGCAATGGATCACGCCAAAGCCGACGACCCGCGCGAGGCGTGTGGGTTGGTGGTCGTGGTCAAAGGCCGGCGACGATATTGGCCTTGCCGGAACCTGGCGATCGATGCAGAGCAGTTCATCCTCGACCCGGCCGACTTCGCGGCGGCCGAAGATGCAGGTGAGATCGAGGCGATCTTCCACAGCCATCCGATCACACCAGCAGAACCAAGCCAGGCGGATCTGCTCAGCATCGAAACCAGCGGGCTGCCGTGGCACATCTGCAACCCGAAAACAGGCGCATGGTCAGAGACCGCACCAAGCGGCTACAAGGCGCCGCTGATCGGCCGCGAATGGGTGTGGGCCGTTGCCGACTGCTGGACGCTGGTGCGCGATTGGTACGGCCAGCATGGGATCAAGTTGCCGGATTGGCCGCGGCCGACCACGCCAGCAGAGTTTGAGGCGGCGCCGCAGTTCGACCAATTCTGGCGTGATGCAGGATTTCGTGAGCTGCTGCCAGAGGAGGATCTGCAGTTCGGTGACGGTCTGATCATGAGCATCGAAGGGCAGGGCCTGAATCACGTCGGCGTGTACATCGGCGATCAGCTGGTACTGCATCATCTACGCGGTCGGCTGAGCAGTCGTGATCTGTACGGCGGCTGGCTGCAGAAATGCACGGGCAGGCGGCTGCGGCATCATGCCGCCGATACACTGGTTGCAGGCTGAAGCTGGCCATGCTGCGCGAGATCCGACTCTATGGACAGTTGGCCAAGTTCGTCGGACGGCGGCGCTTCATGGCGGCGGTAGACAGCGCAGCCGAAGCAGTCAGGTTCCTGATCGCCAACTTCCCCGGCCTCGAGGCGCACATCAGTCAACCTGGGCGGCATTACCGCGTGAAGGTTGGTGATCGCGCGATCGGCAGCGATGAGCTGCACGGCCCGGTCGGCAGCGAAGCGATCAGCATCATCCCCGTGATCGGCGGTGCTGGTGGTGGCATTGGCCAGATCCTGGCCGGCATCGCGCTCGTAGCTCTGGCGATCTTCGTCCCGGGCCTTGGCCTTGGCCTTGCAGGTGCAACGGTGACAAAGATCGGCCTACTTGGTGGCGCGCTGATCCTGGGCGGCGTCAGCCAGCTGTTGACGCCAACGCCAACGATTGCGCAATCGAACACCAACAGCGGCACGCTTGAGACTCAGCTGGATCCTCAAAAGTCCTACAGCTTCAGCGGCGTGCAGAACACCAGCCGCCAGGGCGTGCCCGTGCCGATCATTTACGGCGAGACGATCTGCGGCTCAGTCGTGATCTCGGCCGGCATTGACACTGTGCAGGTGGCGGCATGACGGACATCATCCGCGGCGCTGGTGGTGGTGGCGGCCAGCAGCAAACCGTCGTTCAGCAGGTAGTAGCACCAACTCGGACCCCGGTCCGTGATGCCGACAGTCTTGCGTCAAAGCAGTTTGGCACCTTTGTCGATCTGCTCAGTGAAGGCGAGATCGAAGGGTTCCCATCAGCTCGGGCCTACACCCGCGGCGACGCCAACTACAACCGCGCGCTGCTGAAGGACATCTTCCTGAACGGCACGCAGATCTTGCGGCAAGGTGCAAACCCAACTGGTCCGCAGGCGGCTGATTACAACTTCCAAAACATCACGGTCGAAGCGCGTTACGGCACGCAGGCGCAGACCTACATCCCTGGGTTCTCAGACATCGAGGATGAGACCAGCGTTAACACGATCGTCCAACAGGCGTCACCGCTGACGCGCACGATCACCGACAGCAACGTGAACGCTGTTCGAGTGACGATCACCGTGCCGCGTCTTGAGAAGTTCACGGATGAGGGCGATGTCTACGGCACCAGCGTGAACCTGCAGATCCGGGTGCAGTACAACGGCGGTGGTTACACCACCGTGATTGATGACACAATCAGCGGCCGCACGGCTGACCAGTATCAGCGCGACTACAAGGTCGCGATTAGCGGTGCCTTTCCCGTCGATGTGCGCGTGGTGCGCGTCACGGCAGACAGTGGTAGCAGCCAGCTGCTGAATGATCTGTACTGGTCGAGCTACACCGAGATCATCGAGCAGAAGCTGCGCTACCCCAACAGCGCGATCGTGGCATTGCGGCTGGATGCGGAGCAGTTCAGCAGCGTCCCGAACCGCACCTATCGGGTCCGCGGGATCAAGGTGCAGATCCCCAACAACGGCACGGTCAACGCCACCACCGGCGCGATCAGTTACGCAGGCGTCTGGGATGGCACCTTCGCGGCAGCAACCTGGACAAGTGACCCGGCTTGGATCCTGTACGACCTGCTCACGTCTAGGCGCTACGGATTCGGCGATCACATCGCCGCCGCCCAGCTGGATAAGTTTGCCTTCTATTCCGCGTCGCAGTACTGCGGCACGTTGGTGCCGGATGGCTTCGGTGGTACCGAGCCACGCTTCAGCTGCAATGCCCTGATCCAGAACCAGGAAGAGGCGTACAAGCTGATCAACGATTTGTGTAGCGTCATGCGCGTGATGCCGTACTGGTCAACCGGTGCGCTCACGATCAGCCAAGACAAGCCGACCGATGCCAGCTACCTGTTCACGCTGGCGAACGTAAGCGAGGAAGGATTCAAGTACACCGGCTCAGATCTGAAGACCCGGCACACGGTCGCGGTGGTCAGCTACCTGGACATGACAACCCAGGACCTGGCCTACGAGGTGGTCGAGGATACGACCGCGATCGCGAAGTACGGTGTCGTCACCACCAACCTAAAGGCGTTCGCCTGTACCAGCCGCGGCCAAGCTGCGCGGCTGGGTGAGTGGTTGCTGTACTCCGAGGGTTACGAGACGGAGGTCGTCGAGTTCAAGGCGTCGATTGATGCCGGTGTGCTGGTGCGTCCAGGCGCGGTGATCTCAATTGCCGATCCGGTCAAGTCCGGAGTGCGTCGCGGCGGCCGCATCGCTGCAGCAACGACCACAGCGATCACGGTGGACGACACTGCCGAGACCAGCCTGCCAACAACCGGCGCGCCGACGATTTCGGTGGTGATGCCTGACGGCACGGTCGAGACCAAAGCGATCAGCGGCATCGCTGGCGCTGTTGTCACGGTCGCGTCAGCATTCAGCGTTGCGCCGAATGTCAACAGCATCTGGGTCATTAACAACTCAACCGTGAACACCACCCTCTGGAGGGTGCTGAGCGTTGGAGAAACCGATCAGGCGCAATACGAGATCACGGCGCTCGCGTATGACCCCAGCAAGTACAACTACGTTGAGCGGGGCGCAGCGCTGCAGCCTCGAGTGATCACGCAGCTGAACCAGCCGCCGATCGCACCAAACGGATTGTCCGCCAGCGAAACGTTCTACGAGTCGCTGGGCCAGGCAAAGGTAAAGATCATTACCAGCTGGAACAGCGTTCCCGGCGTCAGCCAGTACCGCGTGCAGTACCGACAAAGCGAAGGCAACTGGACCAGCGTTATCGTCCCGCGAAC